TCTTTTGATGGTGGTATTAGTAAGTGGAGCGGCTTACTTGATATTGCTCTTGAATCTAAACACGTTGTCAAGCCTAGCAATGGTTGGTACTCAAAGGTAAATTCTGAAACTGGTGAAGTTGAAGATAAGAAATACCGTGAAAAAGATACCGACACTAAAGAGTTTTGGAGTTCTATTTTGGAAGATGTTACATTCCAAGAGTATGTTGTTAGCAAATACGGTGTTGGTACCGGCGCCATCATGCAGGCAGAAGAAGAATGATCGAAGGGCTTGATTACTGCTTCATCTATCCTAAAGAGGAAAAAGATATTGCACACATCAAGCTCCTGACTGGAACTTATAAAGATACCTTGTTCAAGTTTGGCAAGGTATCTTTTAAGGAAGAAATGGACTCGGTGCATTTACTTTTTGCTTACTATGTGTTAGAATCACCTGTGATGAAACCAAAAAAGCTGGAGAAAGATCCAGACTTTAAACAATTTGCAGGCGATTTGTTGGTAGAACTAATGACTGCCAATCTTGATGAGGATATTATAGATGAAACTGGAACAGACAATACTGAAACACCTGATCTACTCGGAGGACTATCTCCGAAGGGTTCTCCCTTTCTTGAAGGATGATTACTTCAATGACAGAACCGAAAGGGCTATTTACAATGAGATTGCATCGTTCACAGACAGTTACAATTCTGCACCAACAGTTGAGGCTGTTGGACTTGCCATCAAAGAAAGGCGTGATATTACGGATGACGAAGTGCAGAAATGCGAAAGTTATCTTAAAGAAATTGAATCGTCTAGCAAAGAACAATCCCAAGTTCAATGGCTTATCGACAAGACCGAAAAGTTCTGTCAAGAGAAAGCAATTTACAACGCTGTGTTGGCGTCCATTTCGGTTTTGGATGGCAAAGACAAAACACACGACAAAGGTCAGATTCCCAAGATACTATCTGACGCATTGGCGATAAGTTTTGACACCTCAGTTGGACACGATTATTTGGAGAACAGCGATGAACGATATGAATTCTATCACAAAAAAGAAGAACGAATTCCTTTTGACTTGGAATTCTTTAACAAGATTACAAAAGGCGGCTTACCTAATAAGACACTCAACATTGCTCTTGCTGGGACTGGTGTTGGTAAGTCTCTCTTTATGTGTCACGTTGCCGCTGGTGCTATGTCTCAAGGTCGCAATGTTCTTTACATCACTATGGAGATGGCTGAAGAAAAGATTGCCGAGCGTATTGATGCAAACCTCCTTAATGTTTCACTGGATGATCTAGTAAGTCTACCCAAGGACATATATGATAAGAAAGTTGCAAAGGTTAAATCTAAGACAACCGGCAAACTGATTATCAAAGAATATCCGACAGCATCGGCATCGGCCACACACTTTCGTGCACTATTGAATGAACTCAACCTTAAGAAATCTTTTATTCCTGATATTATCTTCATCGATTATCTTAATATCTGCTGTAGTAGCAGAATTAAGGCAGGAGGTAACATCAATTCATATACGTATGTCAAGTCTATTGCAGAGGAATTGCGTGGTCTTGCCGTTGAATTCGGAGTACCAATCGTATCAGCAACCCAAACAACCAGAAGCGGTTTCACCTCGTCTGATCCAGGACTCGAAGATACAAGTGAATCTTTTGGTCTGCCAGCAACCGCAGACTTGATGTTTGCATTGATTACCAGTGATGAATTGGAAGAACTTGGTCAGATTATGGTCAAGCAGTTGAAGAATCGATATAATGATCCTTCATACTACAAACGATTTACTATTGGTGTTGATCGGTCTAAGATGAAACTGTATGATGTTGAACAATCTGGTCAAGATGGACTTGCCGATGCAGGACAAGATAAGCCAATCAATACATTTGGTAACAGAGAAGCACCGAAGAAAAAAGGTTTTGATGGCTTTAAGGTGTGATAAATATTTTCATTTGAGGTGGAAATATGGCTGACAATACAACCCTAGCTGAATCTGCACAGGCACTTTTTTGTGCTTTTGCGGATTATGCTGTTTCCAACCACACTAAACTAGATGATATTTTCGACACTAAAGAGTTTACAACTTATAACATGTTTAGATTAGCTTGGAATGGGAAATTTAAAGGTAATGGTGTAGAGACCATTTTCAAAAAACATATTGAAACACCATCAGTAACACTAAACATGTTGGAAGATTTTTTGGATAAAAATCCAGATTGGTATGTTTCTTCTGTATTGATTGCAAAAAAATTAATTGAAGATATTGATTCGATTGTAAGAAACTTCAATGGTATCAAAAGGCCAAAATCATCAGAAGTTTGGTTTGTTCGTGGTGATAAACCGATTATGAAAAACATTGAAGAACTGTTTAAATTTGCAAATGAAACAAGTAAAGAAATGAACAAGGTTCAAGGTGCCAAAAAGAGTGTTATTTTTGGTGATATTAACAAATGGTCTCCTGCGGATATTTACTTTGCTTCCGATAAGGCTAGAAAAATTGTTGAAGAATCTGTCAACAGTAACAGAGGAAGTAATCGTGGCGGTTTTAGTTTCGATGACTTGAATATTATGGTAAGCGATTTGATTGAAACTGGCCAACTTTTACCTCTGTCTTTGAAAAAACAAACAAAAAATGTTATACTGCAAAAAGTTAATTTCAATAGAACGGATGAATTAAAAACTATTAAGAAATATCATTATGGAGGCCACAGTGATTGGAAAATGTATAGAGTAGCTTCTCCTCAGACTCGTGATTTAAAAGTTTACTTCACCGATAATAAAGCAGATCATATTAAAATTCGCCATGATGCATCTTCAGCGGCTTTTAAGGCCGAATATCAAGGTGCAAACGCCGAAGCGAGAGGTGGGTCTATAGGTTCTTCTAATATTTTTGGTGACCTAATCGAATTAGTAGATTCAGCTTATGCAAGGAAATTCAAAAGTGCCTATGAGAAAGCCAATAAAGATTATAGAGAAACCATAAAAAATCTTGGCGCAAAACCAACGAATGCAAAAGATAAAAAAATCTATGATGAAATTCGTGCACAATATAGTGCAACATTAGTCACTAACGTGATTTTTCCACCGTTAATCAAATGGCTAGATTCAGACAAAGAAAGGTCTGACAAATTCATTCGTTTAATATATCAATATATAACTTCAAGAACTGAAGAATCAAGCAAATTTGTTATTGCAAAATAAAATTAGGATTTTGTTATGAACCCATTAGTGACAGTAATTACACCAACAACTGGTGCACCATACTTACGCCAAGCAATCGAAAGCGTTAAGAATCAGACATACGACAACATCCAACACCTAGTTGTTGTTGACGGAAACCATCCTAAGGCGATTCCTATTCTTCAGGACTATCCACATGTCGACCTAATCGAATTACCTTACTCCACAGGTAAGGATCGTTTTAATGGACACCGAATCTACGGCGCTTCAATCTATCTTGCTTTAGGTGAATACGTTTGCTTCTTGGATGAAGATAACTGGTTTGATCCAGAACACATCGAATCCCTAATGAAGGTTATCAACAACAAATTTGCATGGGCTTTCTCATTGCGTAAGATTGTTGACTCAGATGGCAATTATGTTTGCAATGATGACTGTGAAAGTCTAGGTAAATGGCCATCAGTAATGAATGAACAGGACTTTTTTGTTGACGTTGGTTGTTTCTTTTTACCTAAGAGCATTGCACTACAAACAAGTCCAATTTGGTATCGTAAAGCAAGAGAACCTGGCGTTCCTGAAGTCGATAGATACTTAACTGCTGTACTAAGACAAAACAACTTGACACACCAGACCAATGGCCTATATACTCTTAACTACAGAGCAGGTAACACAGGACTTTCTGTGCAATCAGAATTCTTCCTGCGTGGTAATGAAGTGATGAAACAAAAATATAATGGAAGTTTGCCATGGAAAAAGACTTAATAATTGGTGCGTTTAAGAACTACAACTTTGAAACGATTAAACCTTGGATTCAATCAATCAATGAATGTGGTTTCAAAGGTGATAAAGTAATTGTCTCTATCGGGTCATCAAAAGAAACAAACAGCAAATTAGCTAATGCGGGTTTCATTGTGATTGATGCACCAAGTCAAGCCCGCATGGGCTTTCACATGGAGAGATTTCTACACATCTACAACTTTCTAAAAGTAAACGGAAGCAACTATCGTTATGTAATCACTACTGATGTACGTGATGTGATCTTTCAAAAAGACCCAATCGAATGGATTGAAAATAACATCGGCGATAAGAAGATGGTTGCAATATCTGAATCCATCAAAATCAAAGATGAACATTGGAATAGACAGAACATTATCAATGCATTTGGTGGCTTCTTCTATGATGGTGTACAGAACCAAGATGTTTATAATGTTGGAACATTAGCTGGAACATCTGAATACATCAAAGACTTGTGTGGTATGCTGTATCAACTGTCGGCTAATCGTCCTGATTGGGTTGCTGACCAAGCGGCCTACAACATTCTACTAAACTGGCAACCATACAAGAATGAAACTAAGTTTGTTAGTTTGATTGATGGTTGGTCTTGCAATCTGCATGTCACAAACAAGCCAGGTGAAAAAGAACATTTTGCTCCGTTCATTCTAGAACCCGTTCCATTTTTTGAAGATGGTTTGATGAAAGATGGAACAACAAAAGTACCATTCAGTATTGTACATCAATATGATAGAGATCCAGTTCTGGCCAAATTCTACAAAGACAAATACAAAGTAGAAGATATACTCACATTTAGGACAGATGTATGAAACTAATTAATGATTTTGATTGGACTCATTTGAAGTCCGAATTCTTGTCCGCAAAACCTTTCAATCATGTCGTGATTGACAGCTTTTTTAAGTATGACGTTGCGATGAGTATTGCAGAGAACATTCCTGGATATGATAGTGAAGTTGATGCAACATACGATAACGCAATCGAGAAGAAAAGAACAGTACAAAACTGGACTAAGTTTCCTAAAAGTGTTTATAGTGCAATGACAGAGTTGGTCAGTCAAGAGTTTACTGACCATCTTAGATTTATGACAGGTGAAGATGAATTGGTTGCAGACTTTGGTTTGCATGGTGGTGGTATGCATCTACACCAAGCCGGTGACTATCTGAATGTTCATTTAGATTATGACGTTCATCCAAAACTGGACATGAAACGTAAATTGAACATTATTATCTATTTGAATCCCGAATGGATATCAGACTGGGGTGGAAACTTAGGTCTATGGTCACACAATGATGAAACAGACCGACCAAATCATTTGGTACATTCTATCACTCCTACTTTCAATCGTGCAGTTTTGTTCGATACAACACAAAATTCATGGCATGGTGTAACACAAGGCATTAATGCACCAAGAGGACAATATAGAAAGAGTCTTGCACTTTATTATCTTATTCCTACGATTGACCTAGATAATAAGAGACAGAAAGCATTGTTTGTACCAAGAGAAGAACAAGTTGGTGACAATGAAGTTGAAAATTTGATTAAGACAAGATCGGGTTATTGATATGGGTAATATTAGTATTGTTACAGCATTTTATGATATTGGTCGTGGTGATTGGACGCCAGATAAAGGTCTACCCCACTATCTACAACGATCAACTGACACATATATTGAACGTTTTACACATTTAACTAAACTAGACAACGAACTTATCGTAGTAACAACTCCAGATATAGGTAAACGTCTAAAAGAGATTAACAATAAAGTTAAAATTGTTGAGTATGATCCTTTCACTGTATTTTCTACCGAGTCCAATAAAATAATTGGTATCCAAGAAAGTGTCGCATACAAACAACTGATTCATCCAAGCCAAATTAAGAATCCAGAATACTGGAGTCACAAATATGTTTTAGTGAATCTGTTGAAATCTCACTTTGTTAGCCTTGCAATAAATCAAGGTTTGGTTACAAACGATATGGTTGCATGGTTGGACTTTGGTTATTGCAGAAGCGAAGAAACACTTCCAAAAAGTTTAACTTGGTCTTATGATTTTGATCCAACAAAAATTCATTTGTTTGCATATAAAGATTTGGATCCAAAAGCAAGAATGGAAATAATCATTGCAACCAATGACGTACATATACTAGGTGCAAAGATTGTGGCACACAAGAAACTTTGGCCAGTGATGGAAAATAAAATGTTTAGTGCATTTGAATTACTCTATATGTCTGGATTAATGGATGACGATCAAACTTTGATGTTGATTTGCGCTGCACGGAATCCTGAATTGTTTGAGCAGCACAGAATTCCAGACCATCAACTTGGTCTAGACCCCTTTGTAATTTTTAAGAATTTTAATTTGTCGGAGAAAATATGAGCGATACTATTACCTTTAACACAGTCACCCAACAATTTTATGGAATGAAAAAAAGTTCTGGTCATGGACTAGGTGAACTTGTCAAGACAATGCATGAGCCATTTGTCGTAGAGATTGGTTGCTCTGAAGGTGACACCACAGAATGGTTATTGCAATGCAATCCCGGTCTAAAGATTGTCTCAATCGACCCATATGCAAACTATTTGGATTGGAATGGCAACTTCTTGAATGACCGTCAAGAGTTCTATGAAAAGACGATGCGCCGGTTAGCTCCCTATGGTGACCGCTTTGAAATGGTGCGTGATTACTCAGACAATGTACATGGACAGTTCGAAGATAGCTCCCTTGACTTAGTTTTCATCGATGGTCTGCACACATATGAACAAGTGCTGATTGACTGCCATAACTATTACTCCAAGGTTAAGCCAGGTGGTGTATTCTCTGGACATGATTTCAGAGTTATTCCTGGAGTGCACAAAGCTGTATTAGAATTTGCTGCATCAGTCGGCAAAGAAATCTTGGAAACCGAATGTGACGTTTGGTACTGGTACAAGTAATGAGCAATTTGTTTATTGTAACCTCTGCGATTAATTCATTTCGCAGTGTGATACCAATAGAAACAAGATTTCAACAGACATTAGAAACTCTGGAATCCATTAGAAATAAGGTTCCAGATTCTATAATTGTGCTGGCAGAGTCATCACCTGATCGTGTAAGTAGTACAATGTTGCAGGAAGTATCCAAAAAAGTCGATTATTTGTTGATTAATTCTAACATTCCTGATATAATCCATCTAGGAAAGCAGGGTCTACAGAGTCCAGCGGAAGCATATAGCCTTTTTGTGACACTAGACATTATAGAAAAATTCGATCTACCTGATGTGACTAGAGTTTTCAAGCTGACCGGTCGAGGCACCTTGACTGATGATTTCCACCTTGAAGATCATAATCTGCCGGGTAAATATCTTTTCAAGAGGCGTGTCGATTCTTGGATGTCAAAAGATATACAATTAGTTGACACCAGAATATTCTCTTTCTGTCAGTCTTTGATTCTGGAGACCAAAGAAATGATGAAAGCAATCATAAACCACAGTTTACAGACTGGTCGAGACTTGGAGCATTGTGTATTTGAACTACTCGACAAAGAAAAACTTGAGGAACGTGATGTAATGGGCTTCAAATGCCAAATTTCATCTACAGGTTTTATGCAATTCGACTGACTATGTATTGGACCCAAACTCTCCACACAAAAAAAGTATAAACCGAAAAGTTGTATAAATACTCCCATAGCAATCATAGTGTATTGCAAGTCTAAAGGGTAAAAATGAAATCTTTTATTTCCTTCTTAAAAGAAGAAGCTACAGACGAAGGCCGTCAGCTAAAACATATTCACCACGCCGAAGACCGTCCATTAATGCACGGCCATGAAGGTTTTGAACATGCATTTGGCGCACTGACACAAGCGCATGAGCATATGAAGGCTAAGGCAAAAAGTAGCAATTTGACAATGAAATATGATGGATCTCCATCAATTGTTTTTGGTCATCATCCAAAAACGGGTAAATTCTTTGTAGCAAGCAAATCAGCCTTCAATAAAACGCCAAAAATTAATCACACGGAAGCAGATATTGATAGAAACCACGGCCACGCTCCAGGTCTTGCATCAAAACTTAAAACTGCTCTGAAACATCTTCCAAAAGTTACTCCTAAAAAAGGCGTATATCAGGGTGACGTAATGCATTCATCTGAGGACCTACAC